GAAGAAGCCCAAGGTTGAGGTGCGGGAGGTTCCTGGGGAAGCGCGGTTAGCGAAGGTGTATGCGATCCCTGGTAATAAGTTTTTACGGTTGATTGAGTTTCGGGATGGCACGCACGGGAAGGTGCGATGCAAACCGGGGAAGTATTGGATAGGGGATGAGTTGCGAGTACGCGAGGGAGAGCGTGGAGTATGGGAGATCGTGTAAAGGATTTACCTATTATCCGCATCACGGACACCCGTGAGGTTGAGTATGTGGAGATGGATTTAGAGATGGAGGACGACACCCATGCCATGCTGGTAAAGTGGGGCAAGGAGAGTGCGACAGACGAGGACTATGTGAATATCGCTATGCGGGAAGGGATAGAGAATGCGGTGAAGAAGATGGAGGAGAAGGAATGTGGATAATACCCAAAACATTATCAGCTTTTGTACAGGATACGGAGGTTTGGAGCGGGGTATCCGAAGAGCGGGCATGGATGTTAGAACAGTCTGTTACTGCGAACGGGAAACATATGTCCAAGCAGTATTGGTTAAAGAGATTGAAGAAGGGAGACTCGATTCTGCTCCAATATGGACAGACCTTGCGACCTTCCCGTCAGCAGAATTTCACGGAAAGGTACACGGCCTCACTTGTGGATATCCATGCCAACCGTTCAGTAGTGTCGGGAAAAGAAAGGGAGAAAACGACCCAAGGCACTTGTGGCCAAGAATTAGAGAACACGCCAGGACAATTGGAGTTCAATGGATTTTCGCCGAAAATGTCGAAGGACACATATCGCTTGGACTCTCCACGGTCATCAGCGACTTGGAAGAAGATGGTTTTAAATGTGCGTGGGGAATATTCTCAGCGGAAGAAGTTGGCGCTCCGCACCAAAGGAAAAGAGTTTATATCTTGGCCCACACCGCGAGCCGGGAACCCCGGGAGTCGCAAGCCCGGAACGGGAGGGAGGGTATTAGCGGAGGAAGCGAAGAAGTACGCTGGCCGTCAAGACCAGGAGAGTCTCAGCACGAATGGGAGCCACCGCGAACAACTATCACCCGATTGGGTGGAATGTCTGATGGGAATACCTATCGGAACCAGCGACTTAGGCTCCTGGGAAACGGAGTCGTCCCACAAACAGCAGAACTAGCGTGGAAGACTTTATGGAGGAAAATGAATGAAGATAACGATTAGTCATTGCGAGGTAACGCTATCTGCGGAGATCCCCGAAGGGAGCGACATTGAACAGACGCTCAAAGCGATCCGCGTACTGCTGGTAGGCGTGGGGTTTCATTCCGATTTGATTAACCAATTTGTGAATTTAGAAGATGAGTGAGTTCTTAGGATACCAAAGTTACCCGTTGCGCTTTCTCTGCGTGCATTGCGGAGAGGAATGCGACTTGGAGGATAAGCACGAGCATGACGAATGCGAGGAGGAGGATGCAGAATAACGAGCAATACGAGGTATCGGATTGGGATTGCTTCTTCCGTAATTGGCCAAGCTACGCAGAGGTGGCGGATGGGTGGCATAAGTTTTGGGGAAACACCCAGCTTTTACGCACATACCGCGATAAGAATGGCAGGAATATCAAGGATAAGGATGGGAATATTCTCGTAACCCGCAGTACCACACCCAGGCAGATGCCCATCGGGCAAGGCGTTTCGGACTATATGAATTATGCAAGACCCAAAAGATCAGATCAGACATGAGGCGAAAATGCTCGTTAATCGCTGGGATGCGGAGTGCGACCTCGATGAGTATGCCATCGCAAAGGCAGTAATGGAGGGGCTGAACGAGTGGCTGGAAGAAGATGTTTTCGAGTTTGATAGCGAGATCGACCTAGAGGAGGACGAATGAATATATACAAACCAACAGGGGAGAAGGTGGAGAGTTGGCCGCAATGGGTGGCACGCTTAATCAAGGTAAACGAGGAGTTACGCGAGGAGATTGCTGAGTTAAAGAAGAAGCTCGCAGAGAAAGATGACAAGTGAGTCAGCGCGTACCACCGGGATATCATCCGATATTTTGGAGAAAATACGGGAGAGCGATACCCGAATCAGCACAAGAATTACCACGGTGCGACTTGAAAAAGCTGGGTCCCCAATGCTTGAAATTAGACCAAGAGACATTGGAACGGATACGGAGGGATGGGCAATTGGTAAAGAAGAAATCCCGTGCCAAACGCTCGAAGACGCGATCATCATAGGGATGGAGATATTAGCGAGGGGATGAATATTTATGGAAAATATAATAATAAAAGTTGAGAAATGGCATATAGAGCGGAACCTAATTAAGGGTTCTACTGATAAGGATCAGGTTTTGAAGTTAATTCAAGAGGTTGGCGAATTAAGTGACTCTGTATGCAAAGATGAATGCCTACTTGATGATATAGGGGATATATTGGTTGTTTTAATTAATATATGTACTCGAAATGGAGTAACGCTAGGGGACTGCCTACTTTCCGCATATCGAGATATCAAAGATAGAAAAGGCAAAATGGTTGATGGCGTATTCGTAAAGAATGCTGATTAGTCTCCAGCCCGATGAGGTACAGGTCTGCCAAATGGTTGGGCGGATGCGTAGTCTCATTGCCCGTGGGAATGGGGTGCGTGATGCGAAGATGGGTAGCCACGATGGCGCGGAAGCGGATGTGATGGGCATGATGGCGGAGTATGGGTTTGCTAAGAAGATGAATGTATTCCCCGATCTTGGCCTGACCCCAAGGAGCGGGTCTGCGGATGGGGTGATGGCGAGCGGAAAGCGTTATGATGTGAAAGCGTCCAAGCACAAGAGTGCTAGGCTACTCAGCACACTCAAGGTAAACCCCGATGTGGATGTGTATGTGCTGTGCGTGGTGGATGGAAGCACTTTGGATTTTAAGGGATGGGCGTGGAAGCACGAACTCATCAAGGAGGAAAATAAGAAAGACCTTGGTCATGGCGTGGGCTATGCGTTGGACCAGGACAAGTTGAGGAAGTTCAAATGAAAACTAAAGTAACGGAACGATTCACATTTGAAGCGGCACATCGCTTAGATGGTATTGGTAAAGAAAACGCCACTATCCACGGACATAGTCACGAAGTATTTGTGACCATTAGTGGTAAGCCTGACCCTCGCTATGGTTGGTTAATGGAACAAGGTGAGTTCAAGAAGAAGTGCAAGCATATCATTGGATACCTCGATCACTCTTACCTTAATGAGTTTATGGAGCAAACTACAGCGGAAGCTATAGCTCGGCACATCTTCTTGAGGTTATCCGAAAATCGTTTTCCCGATCATATAACCCTGGAGTCAGTCAAGGTCTGCAAAGTAGGAATGTGTGCGGAGGTGATTAATGATTGATGCGCGACTAGTCTACTTAGCTGGACCCATCTACGAGCAAGACGATACTTGTATTCGTTGGCGTAAAGCCGCCCAAAAGATTCTTCGTAAAAAGAACATCATGTCTATCGCACCTACCGATGTTGATTATCGGGGGTACGAAAGAAGGGAACAGACTGCTCACCAAATAGTTAAACGCGACAAGCGATGGATCATAGACTGTGATACTGTCCTAGCGAAGTGCGACTTTCCAAGCTACGGAACCGCAATGGAGATAATGTTTGCTTGGTCATTGCAGAAGCAAATCATTGTGGTGACCAATAGTCACTCCCCTTGGATTCGCTACCACGCTTGCCATGTATTTCCTACAATTGATGAGGCATTGGATAATCTTCAATTCCCTGACTTTGATCCAACACTCAAGGAATGATAGTAATGCCATCCAACAATGCCAAAGGCATCGTTCATTATTGGGCGGGTAGGGGTTATCCTGTTGGTTGGTTATTCACTCCTGAGAAGGGTTCCGTTCGGGAACCTGTTCCTTGGATACCATACGCTGTGGATAATGGGAGGTTTGCAGTATGGTCTTCGGGTAAGGAATGGAATGAAAGAAACTTTCTTACCCTATTAGACTACTACAATGAAACAATTGTAAAGCCGAGGTTTGTAAATGTACCTGATTCCGTAGGAGACGCTGAAGAGACAAAGCGTATGTGGGACAAGTGGTATCCAATGCTTACACAATCTTACGATTTATCTTGGTCTTTTTGCGTACAGGATGGAATGACACCAGCCGATGTTCCAAGTGAAGCTGATGTAGTCTTTATTGGAGGCACAATGGAATGGAAACTTCGCAACCTCACTATGTGGACAGATGCATTTGATCGAGTTCATGTCGGAGCTATAAATTCATTAAAAAATTTACTAAGATGTAAAGAATTAGGCGCTGAGTCATGTGATGGAACAGGGTGGTTTCGCGGCCCTAAGATGACTGATACCTTGCATCGATATTTTAAAATCCAATCAGGAGAAGAGAAATTACCTGACCAATTAGAATTATGCCTAAGTTCACCTATGCAGATGAGATAGACGCGAACTTCGGTATCCCGTGGACGAATGATTTGCGGTTTACCAAGGGCGATTTAGAGTGTGCGTTATCCGAGGAAGAGATCGATGCTCTTCCGCCGGAGCGTGCAGAGATGCTTAGTCGCTTGCTGATCGATCAACCAAATAGCGAGAAGGAAGATCCAATCCAATGGGGTTGGACTCTTCCTGGGTGGCGTAGGGTGATGGAGAATTGGAAGGATACGAAAATCCATGTGATCCTCGGCGGCAACCGTAGCTCCAAGACGATGTTCGCTTCCCGTATGCTGGTACA